CATGCGGACCTTCCAGGTTCTGCATATTCAAAGATTCGATTTCTTCCTCCGGCGTAATATTCAGTACGTTGCCGGTTTCTGCTTCCTTAACCAAAGAACGCTTGAAACCCGCAGCCCAGGACATAATGTTATCAACAAAGTTTCCAGGTTGTTTAATCTTGGCAACGATAACACCGACTTTGGTCTCAACTAGATCATCCGCAATAAGACTCTTTATGTAAGACTTAAGAGGATAGAAAGCACGCTGATAAGCACTACGACCGACAAAACCGAAAGCAGAAGTAGTGTAGCCCAGATATATTGGCTTTTCATTCGTAACCGTAACCGAACGCGAGGGATGATACGCAATTCCGCTCACCGCAATCTGTTGATATTTCATAAAATCCATAGCATTAGGATTTTGGTTCAATACGAGAGAGCCAGAAGTATTAAGAGGATCAAGTATATTAAAGCCGATATTAAGATCAGGCAAGTCCCAGTAGTCAATAGCCTCATTACTCTTCATGCCATCGACTAATAGTGCGATAGATGCAATCCCATAAATACGGCTAAGAGTAAGAAGATTGTGTACAAGAAAGTCTCCACCAATCTGTTTCCATTCCTCATTGAACGCATCAACGCATAATTCGCCAGGCGAATCCGGAACCTTGATTTCGCGTTTTTGTGATAAAGCAAGACTCACCGGTCCTTCAGTAATACGCGCACCGAGTGGATGGTAGAGATAGATTTCCTTACACGTCTGATAAGAAACCACATCCCCCGGCACGATATCTGGTGCAACCAACAGCTCTTGTAGAGCATTGCCGGGAGTGGTGTTAACGGTTGCTGAAGGAACAGATGTCATGCTGTTATTGTAAGAGATACTCCGGCAGGACAACTCTGAACATAGAGACCATTCGCAAATGCTTGCGAACCAGGAGAAACTGATCTAGGAAAAGTTGGAGCAGTTAACCCCGGAGTCAAACCAATTCCCGGCCTTGGTTCCCATAAATGAACTAGTGCAAGCTGATTGGCCGAAAATAAAGAACGACCGTTCGGCCCATCCGTAATGTTGATCTGTTCACTTTTGTTAGCAATATTCGGAACCGCAGCGACTGTGATAGCTGTCATTGTCCCGGCTGCTGCCACCAGAGAAGTCCCAACCTTGGTGCTGTCGACAGTATAAGTCGCCATGGGCTTATTCCTCGGCTGGTTGTCCCTCTACCGCAGGTTCGGTGAAGGTGAAGTCCACCCAATCCGACCACGCTTCTCCGCTGTGGACCGCCACTGGCACGACAGCAGGCGCGAATAGAGATGGCTTCACAATAGTCGTAACCTCTGTTTCAGAAACAAAGGTTGTATCCTCATCGTGGGTTGGCCCAAACCGGATCACAGTTCCAGGCACAAAGTTAGTTCCAGTGCAGACGAGGGTAAAATCGTTTTCACCAGAAACTGCGGTATCGGGAGATATGGAAGTGAGCGTGGGAGGATCAGCAAACTCCAACTCAACTTCACACCCTGCCGGGATGTTCTTTAGTACGAGATTTTCGAATGACGCCAGCCCTGAAAACAAAACACTATCAACACTAACCGCGCTAGTCGCAACATGCATATTGAAAACCGGGCGGCCTTCATAAGCCTCGAAGCTCAAATAGTCGTAATCATACTGTGTTGGCGACTTGGTCATCGTCACCTTAGTGAGGATTCCCGAATCCTTGATCACTTCGCCACGATCGGCTTCGGTAACTGCCTGTGTGGTGAACCCAGCAGGTTGAGGCTTATTTTCGGACTGATTAGTCATTAGAAGCCCTCATAGTTACCGAGTGAGATTGCCACGCCGTAGGTGAAGCAGTCTAGCAGATCATCCTGTCGATCTTCAGTATCACCAACCCGGAATCCCATGACCTGCCCAAGCAGATGATTCTTGGTGACCTGCTTATATGTAACGATCCGATTGTATGCAGTCTCAAGGAGTTTCACGTTCCCGCGGAAAACGTACCCGCTGACGTTGATTGCCCTTTCCGATTTGCCGAGTTGGGTGAGTTTCTGGGGCATCTCCGCCACGAGCAAGTTTCGGCGTCGCGCTTGCTGTAGCAATATTGACCCACTTGCCTTGTCTTCGATAAGGCACCCTCGATGACCTAGGCGCGCTCCGCATTTGACTGCATACTCCTCAAGATTGCGATAAACGACTGGAAGCCACATTTCCAACATACCTCCTTCGATTTGGAGGTACTCGTAGTCAATGATTTTGAGCCATTTCTCCTCACCCAATCGTTCAAAAGCCCAATATATAACACCTGTTCCATCATTTTCTTTTCCGGTCTTAACAGCAGTGTCCATTGTCGCAAAAACATAAAGACAACGCTCGGGAAATGATTCTGGTTTTCCTTCTGTTAGCAGATTGTTCAAACCGAAGAACGCCTCACCCGACCAATCTACAAATTCCGCCAAATATTCCTGCGCGTATACGAGCGGGTGATTGTCCTGTTCTAGCCGCTCGAGTTCGTCTGCCGGGAGGAAGGGGTTACTGTGCGAGGGAGCGTGGTATTCCTTAAAGCCATACTCGGGGAGATTACAGATTCGCCAGAAGAGGTTGTCTTCGTTGATACCATTAGTATTTGACGCAACGATAGCCGCCCCACGGAAGTCAAGTAATGTGGGACGAATAGCTTTTTCCCAAACTCCGATTGCGTTTGGTTTAGTGAACGCAGCCTCGTCAATAATAACGAGGTGATATCTTCTCGAACGACCTGCTTTTTCATCTTCCAGTGTCCAGAGCTCGACTCTGCCGCCAGTGGTAGTATGAAGGACGCCCAAGTTACGACTGCTGGTTCTAATAGCAGGGTCTAGTGTGACTTCTGTCTCGGAATACGCCTCCGACGCATACCGATAGTTTGGAACAAACCACCCAACCTGAGCGCCCTTCGCGGCGAAGTCGCAAGCTACTGCTTTTAGAAACGCTGTCTTCCCCCACCGGCGACCACATCGTAGTGCGCGGAATCGCGCAGACATGAGGAAAGCTTCTATCTGCCCTGGATGTAACCGAGGTAGAGAGATTGTCCTTTCAAATGGGAACGGAGTTATGAAGCCCATGCGAATTGGTTGGGGAAGTCAGCTCGCCTTCCGGGACGGGATCGGACTGACTTCCCCTTTTCCGTGGCACCGGTCATGCTGGTGGGAGCTGGAGGCACCACGAACTGTTATTCCGGTGTTGCATTCTGGTACTCAACGTGGCATACTACCTATAGCTGCAATACGCGGACTGATTATCATGGCTTTCTTATACGCGATACTGCTTATCGTGCTAGTGATGGCGCTTGTCTATCAGACTTTTGTTCTTCTTGGAGCATTGATACGACTAGCGTTCTACCTACTTTGGATGTGCTGTCTAGTACTCTGGCTACCCATAGCCGGATGCATCGACTTGTACAACCATCGCAAAGCTCGAAAGCAGCTTGATGACGACGTAATCACACTGATTCGTAATAGAAAGGGCGTTTACGTTCCGAGGAGGTAAACATGGGATACGCTTTCTGCACAGGGTTCTGTTTCGGCTGCAAGAAGATTTTCACCTTTAACCCGATGCGAGTACCAAGCATTCCTATCAATGGAATACGGGAACCAGTCTGCCTAGAATGCATCACCCGTGCCAATCCAGCGCGGATTAAAAATGGGCTCGAACCCATTGTCCCGCTTCCTGGCGCTTATGAATCTTGCGAAGAAGAAGAACTAGGATCCGACGCACAAGAAATTACGGTGCGTTACCTGAACCGTTGGTCTTCTTGATCGCAGAGTCAGACTTGACGTTAACCTCGGGCATGATAATGTTGGTTCCCGGCAATGCTGGCAGTCCGCCTTCGATAATGATTTTGACTGCTGCGTTCATGTCCTGGCTCACCTGGGCTAGCCGGGGATGCTCGAACACTGCGACTTTGGCAGCAGCATCCATCCGGGCTGACAAAGGCACCCGCCGATCATGCATAACTGCGAGTAGGAATTCTTTTGGCGATAGTTCGGGCTCGTTGTACGCATGGTCCTCTTCTGGCCCGATGATCTCGCCATCTATAGGTTTTGCCATGATGTGTGAGCGATCAAGGCACAGACCTCCTGCACGTAAGGTAGAGGTCGGCGGCCGAACAGACGTGGCTCTAGGCTCTGCGTCCGTTAAGCTCACTGACGTACCACAACTAATTGTGTTTGACAAGCCCAAAAACACAAGGGAGTTAGCAGTGACTAAAACTTATGATCTACGAGTTTATCAGTTAGCAGAACTCTTCCTGTCTGATGAACCCTCGCTCAACAACGACTATCACAAGCACGAACTTGCT